CGCCGGTGCTGCCGGTCACGAGGTAAGCCCGACCTGCAATGATCACACCGGACGGGACCGTACCAGCCGAAGTCGTCGTGTGCGTGGCTGTTCCGATTCGATTCGGGGATGTACCTCCTGCACCCGTTAGAGTCACGTTTATGGTCACCGGGTTCGTGTCGACGATCGCGTTGTCGTCGCCGAGCAGAATGTTGTTGCGCGCGGCGTCGAAGGCAAAGCCAGCAACCAAAGGTGTGGCGAATTCAACATCACCTTCTGACGCATTCGACAATCTAAGGACTTGGCCGGCTACGGCCTGCCCACCATGAACAGCGGGAGTGACAACTTGCAAGTTGGTCACGCCGCGCAACGTCGTGATTCCGCCGTCAATGTAGATAGACGCAACGCCTGAAAGACTTGCGTCGGTAGAGTCTAGGTCTAGACGTGCGATGTCTCCGAACTCGACATCATTTGTCAACCCGCCCTCAATTGTAAGCTTGGCCAAAAGGATGTTTGTGCCGCCGTCAATCCGAAGCCTGTTGTTGATCTGCGTCTGGACGTTTCCAGTGGTGTTGGTTAGGTGCCACTGCTTGACCTGCGCAAAGCACGAGGCGGACAGAAGGAAGAGAATGGTGAGGAAACGAATCATGCTGCCCATTCAGAGTTCGAGGTTCCGGACGTGTTCTTGTACCAGACGGTTGTCCCGCTTGCGGAGGACTGGAGATAGATGGCCGGACCTGTCGCCGTCACGTTGCCGTTCGGCTCTGCGGTCCCGGAAGAAATTGCACGCGACCCTACAATGAGGTCAGCGATCTTGATGCGTTTCGTGATGCCTGCTGATACGTCCACGATGGGGATGTAATCGTTCGCCGGGTCAACTTGGCCGGCGGTCATCAGCGGCAGCTTGCTTGTCTTTGTGCCCATGTTGAAAAGTGGGGCCGGCAGGGAAACCCATGAAACCTGCCGGCCCCGTGCGTTTAGGGAAGGTCAGAACAACAGCGCCAACTTCGACGTGATAGCCGTCTGGTCGCCGGTCGTGGCGGACATGGCAATGTTCACGCGGATATACCTGCGGCAAGACCTAGGCAAGCGCCAGCGCCGAGTGGTGGCAGCCGTCGCGTTGGAAGCGCCCGTCAAGACAAGCGTCTCGCACTCGGCAATCTGAGCGAACGAGGAGTCGTTCGCCGAATCCTGCAAGGTGACTGTGATGGTCTGGCCAGTCGCGCAGGTCGTGGCGGGGATGTAAAACTCAACCTCGGTGTACTCGCCAGCGAAGTACGGGGCCGCGATCTCAAGATCGAGCGAGGTTGAGTTGTTGTTGGTGTTCTGCGCGGGGAGAGTCCGCGAGACCATGAAGTTGACGTCTTTTCGAGAGTGCATTTGGTTCCTTTCTTTGGAGGTTGCCGATTAGGACTCGATGGCGTCGGTGTCCAGGATCGAATCGGATTCGATGATGGGAATTCCAAACGCAGAGGTGGGCCGGTCAGCAACCGACTCGATGCTGGTCGCAACCTTGGACGTGGGGCCGGTATTGATGACCACGGTGCGCGCCGTCTGCAACTGGCTGTTGGACCGGCGAGACACAAGGATCACGTCTGGACGGTAGCCAATCGGGATCTTGGCCAAGTGCGTCGCGATCAGCGCATCCGTCAACCCTTTGCCGGAGTCGGCAGTCAGATTGCAGATTCGGCTCGTGCAATTCACGTTTCCGATCTGAAGCCCAAGCCATGCGGTAAGGTGCGACACGTAGCCGGGAAGCTTCTTGCCGTCCGCGTCTTCAATGGACTCCTCCATGAAGTCGGACAGCGCGAGAGCTGAATTTCGGCCAGCGATCATCTGGACATCCTGGACGCCGAACTTCACGAAGTAGGCGCTGGAGGCCGTGGATGGAGCGGATCCTCCAGCGTTCGTGGTCAAAGCCCCACCAAACACGTTGGCGGCTTTGAGTCCAGCAAACCCGAACTCGCCAGCGGTCGTGCCGTAGTAGATTTGGGAAGCAGTGGCTCGCATTGCAGCGAGACCAGCGCCCACAGACTCAACAGCCTGCCACCAAGCCGGACCCTCTTCGGAAGCGTCCACGATGGCCTTGGCCAACTCGATGCGCGATTGCATCAAGTAGCACTCCACGCGGGACTTCTTGAACGTGCTCTTGGTCGGCGTGACTCCTCGTCCAGCCTCGGTAAACGCGGCGGAAGGGAGCGCGGTGCGGGTCAGCGTGTCGTAACTGGTGCCGGCGATTTCACGCACCCCGAAAATGTCGAACTCGGGAACGTACTTGACGCTTTCCTCAATAAGTCCGACCGCCCTGTCATGGCCCTTGCTTCGGGCCAGATCCAACAATGTGAGACGTGCCATATGTTTTTCCTTTCAGATCAGTTTTTGGAAACGCGAAGCGCGCTAACGAGAAGTTCAAGGCCGGTCAGCTTTGCGTTGCGCTCCTGATTCTCGGCTTCCTTGTGATTGTCGACCGGCTTGGTCTGACCCTGCGAAGCGAGGATCTCGGCAGCCTCCTTGGAAGCTGCGGTTTTGATGGCGGACGCGAAAAGCGTCTTGGCCTCGGCGGCGTCCTTGGGCGTGGTCTTCACCCCTGCCGTATCCAGAAACGCCTTGGCGATTCCTTCCTGCGCGTTGGCTCGCGCTTCCGCGGCGGCCAGCTTGTTGTTCAGGTCGGTGATTCGCGCCTCGACGTGGACGGAGAGGAAGTTCTGATCTCCGGACGCCTGCGCTTTCTCGATTGCCTTATCGTCCACGCCGAGCGCGGCAAAGGCACCCACGAGGAACGTCTCGCGGGCTGTAGCTTCAACGCCCAACAGGGCGAGAATCTTTTCCTTCATGGTGCTGTTGTCTCCTGCTTTTTCGGCTCCGTTCATCGGTGCCAAAAGTGATTTTGGGGTGCGGCTGTAGCGGTCAGAGCGAACGCTAGCCTTGGCGACTGGAGCGTCGAAGACCTCGGTTGCGAAGCCGGCGGCAAGCGCGGCGTCGCCATCCATCCAAGTCTCTTCGTCCATCATCTCGCGCAACTCCTCCTCTGACTTGGAAGAGGAGCCCCTGTAGAGCTTCACGAGCGCGTTGGTGATGCCTTCCAAAATGTCGGCTTCCTTGCGCATGTCGTCCGCGCTGCCTTGGGTGTAGGACCAAGGATTGTGGATCATGACAAACGCGGCCTTGGCCATCTTGCGCACCTTGCCGGCGGCAAAGATCACGGAAGCGGCGGAAGCGGCGAGCCCATCGGTGACGGTCTCCACGTCAGGCAAACGCGACAGCATCGAGTGAATCGCGATGGCGTCGAACACGTTTCCGCCGGGGCTATTGATGCGAACGACGATCTTGCCGCTCAACGCTTGAATCGCGTTGTGGAACGTCTGCGCCGTGGTGCCCCAGAACCCGATTTCATCATAGATGAAAACCTCGTTTGGAGCGCCTTCGGTGGCGGCTGCGCGGATGTTGTAGAATTGATTCAAGGTTACTCCTCCTGAGCTTGCTGGATTGTTTGCGCGGCTTCCAAAACCGCAGCGTCGGCAGTATCGCCAAACGTTCCGGACGGATTGATAATGGCCGAGAATGGAACCTTCATCTCTTCTGCCACCTTCTGCGCCGTCAGGTAGTCGCTAGCCCTTGCGCGGCAATGGCTTTCAACGTCTCCGCCATCTTCGCCAACGATGTCGGAAAGCGTGCGGATTCCGACGTTGAAGTCCTCGCGGCGGTTCTGGCTGTCGCGCCCGATGTCCACAGAGAACTTCGGCGGCGTGCTGAAATCCCAGTTCCACCAATCTTCCGCGAACGGGATATAGCCGCGGCTCATGTAGACCGCGACAGCCCATTGCAGAAGCGCGGTTGCCGGCTTGTGCATGACGGCAATGCGGTTGTCGACAGCACGCTGCACCTGCCCAACCATGGAGCGAACGCTTGTGCCGTTGAGCTTGGACGCGTCCCACGCAAACTCATAAGGGAGGTCCATCCCGGCGAATGCTCCGCGGGTGATGTACTCCATGAAGCTTTGCCACGCCTCGCCTGGCTTGTTGTTGTCGAGACTGGTGATCTCTCCGGACGCCTTAATGTATCGAATCAAGCCGCGGGCAATGGTCTGCGTTTGCGGCTCCGTGCTGGTGTTGCGATTGCCTCCGCCGAGGGCAGAAGCGGGAGCGCGTCCGGCGTCGTTCTTTTCGATGTAGGCGATTGAAGAGCGAGCCTTGATGCCGATCTTTTCAGCCTCGCGCGTCTCGCCCAAGTCGTACCAATCAAGCACGGCGCGAATCACAGACGGGATTCCACGGGCCTGCGAATGCCATTCAGGATCGAAGAAGTGAACGACATCCGAAGCGGGGTAGATGTTCCACTTGTGATTCGTGTAACGGTCCGCAGACGGCGGCAGGATGTTGTACCCGACCGGCTTCATGTCATCGTCCATGATGACGCCAGCGGACACAAAGCGACCTTCGTAGCCTGCGGTTTCCGGAGTCTTTGGAACCGTTTGGACGCCAGAGTAGCCAAGCGTCGGACTTCCTACCCGGTGCGCCTCTAGCCACTGAATGCGCGGGGATCCCTCAGGCGTGATGCGTTTGATGGCAAACACGTCG